GTTCCCCTGTTGGCACCGACCCGGGCGGATGATCGGCGAGCGGGTGACATGCCGGCACTGCGGAGTCCTCATCGAGCAGTGTCCATGCGTGAAGCTCTTTCGAAGCGTGGACGATGAGTGCCGGTGCTGCAATGGCTCGATGTGGGTCGCCGTGGTTCGCGGCCGTATCGCGAAGTTCGCCGAGTTCTTGGCCGATCACGCCTGAAATGCAAAAAGGCCCCGGAGCCGTTGGAAGCTCCGGGGCCTTTCGTGTGTTTACGGTTCGGGTGTGGCGGGCGGTTCAGGCATGGCGTTGACGGTCAGGAAGCAACCGTCCGCGTCGACGCCGAAGTCGAAGGTGTTCACTGAGACGCCAGGCTTCGACCCGAGGGCGAGTGCGAGGGCACCCAGAAGACCGAGCAGACCGGCCCGCTCCGTATCCAGGCGTTGCTGCGCCAGCTCGTGGGCGTGCGCGGCGTTGATCGCGGACTCGTGCTTCGCCTGGATCGTTGCCAGGAGTTCGGGCGTGATCTTGAACCTCATAGGACAATGACTCCGAAGATCCAGTCGGCCGCAGCGAGCATGTCGGCGTCACTGGGAGACGAGTAGCCCGCCTGCACCGTGGGATCGGCGAGGAAGCCGCCCATCCAGGCACGAGCGTACTGCACGGGGTTGTTGAGGATCTGGGCGGCGACGACCAGCTCGAGCGTCGTGGATCCGACGTCGGCCAGCACCGCGCCGGCCTTGAGATAGAGTGCAACGGTGGCTTGCTTGAACTGGTCGTAGTTCGAGAAAGCCACTCCCGCCGATTGGGAATTCGCGAAGTCGGTGTCGTATTGGGTCGTGTATACGCTCATCCAGCCATTCCGTTCACCAGGTCGGTCACGAGGGCGTCGACGGCCGCCTGGACTTCAGCATCGGTGGACGCGCCGGTCCCGTTGGCTACGATCGTAGAATCCAACATGACGCCGTAGGCGACGATGTGGCCGTAGATAGATGGGTCCTGGAGCACCATCTTGGCCCACTTCATTCGCTTGTCGTGGTCCGTGGTCATCGGGCTTTCGTCGACGATGGCCTTAGCCGCGGTGCACAGCGCGACGGCCGTCTGAACCCAGATCCCCGAGTAGCTCGCGGTGCCGCTCTGGCTGGTGCTCTGCATGAGGGTGGTGTATGCGTTCTGGTAGTTGGTCATCGAGTCCCCTTATGCAGCCGCGAGGCGGTCCATGGCCGCGTTGACGGCCGTCTGGACATCGGCGTCCACGGTCGAGTTGTCGAGGCCCTGCGCCTGCGCGATGGCGACCACCTGACGCGAGAAGATGCGGTAGTGCGTGTTCTCCTTCGGGCCGGCCGGAGCGAAGACCGAGTACGCGAACTGCAACCGCTTCGCGTGGTCCGTGGTGGAGGGGTCCTCAACGAGAACCCCGTGGCAATAGTTCCCGATCGCCGTGATGACGCGGGTCGCCAGGCTGGATGAAGCACTGACGCCCGTAGAGACGGTGTCAGTGTCCACGTAGTTGAGTGACATGAATTCTCCGAAGAGTGGAATTAAACAACCGAGGTGATGATGCCGCCCTTGACGGTCACAGTCTTACCGTCTTGGGAGGTGAAGGTGGTCGAGGTGACGCCGTACTGCCAGGCCGCCCCGCTCCAGGTGGCGAAGCTCGCCCCGCCGATGCCGTCCGACGGGCACGCGACGCCCGCGCCAACGAACTGTCTCAGGGAGTTGATGACGACAGAGTTGTTGACGTAATAGCTGGACCCGGGTAGGGCATTGAACTTTGTTGAGTCCACCTGCGTGGCTGAAAGGGTGCCGCAGTTGATCGCGGGCCCGCTGATCGTCGTGTAGAGGCCGTTCCGGATGACATACACGGTCCCGTCTGCGTTGACCTGGACGGCGCCCGAGCCGGTGTTGTTCTGCATGGACACGCCGGTCGAGTTGATCACCACCCGGCCGCCGCCCGTGCGCTGAAAGGTCACATCGCCCGAGAAATTCGCCGTCCCTGCGGTGAGCTGCGAGACAACGACGTTACCGGCGTAGACGACACCGGCCGCGATGGTCCCCGCGATGAGATCCTGCGGGTCGCTCCCCTTCGACCAGGCGCCGGAGACGTTGCGGTACAGCTTGCCGTCGAGCGTGTTGAAGATGATCGCGCCGTTCGGGTAGCTGGAGTTCGGCAGCGACGGCTGGCCCGCGACGACAACAACGGGCCGCTTGTCCGAGGCGTACTTGGTCAGGTCCCCGAGCGATCCTGCCGCGAGCCGCGACGAGTCGATGGCGGCCAGGCCGATCCCCAGGCGCCCGAACATGTCGAAGTCGAGGTAAGGAGCCGCGTTCACGCCGAGCTTGCCGTCGAAGGGCGACAACCAGAGGCCCGATCCGAGCTTGGTCGCATCCGCGACGGTGACGTCGATCCCAGGCGTGGGCCCGACGTGCAAGACGCCCGTGGTCGGCGGGGCAGTCGTGTTCTCGATCCGGTTGCCGCTCGCGTCGAAGGCCCGCGAGACGGACTGGATCTTGAACTTGCAGTACTGGTCCGTGGTCAGGTTCCACCACTGGTCGAGCTTGCGCTGGTCGAATCCAGCGACGGCGTTGCCGATCAGATCCCACCCGCCGATGGGCGTGCCGCCCGAGTTCGTGAATTGCCGGTAGACGCTGGCCGCGAAGTACTCGAGGTCCGCTGGAGGCGTCCACGCCACCTCGAAGGCGCCCTGCGGAATGCCGCCGTTGGTCGCGGTGTGCAGCGTCACCGAGAACCCGGTCGGCTGTGCCGGCACGCCAACCTGCGTGACCGTGACCGGGTGGATCTCGGTTGTGCCGTCCGGCGGAATCGTCGCGCCGTTCGAAGGCACGACGGCGATCTGAAAGACGCGGTTGCCTGCGTAGGAACGATCCACCCACCAGTCGTAATAGGTGTGCCCCGAAGCCGCGGCCGCGCCGTTGCGGCCCTCGTTCTTCCACATCGAGACGTCCGACGGGCGCGAGCCGCCCTCGTAGACCCAGACGGAGAAGTACGTCGTCGCGGGATCCCAGGACGAGATATCGACCTGGATGTGGGACATGTTCTTGAACGTCCCCGCGTTGCTGCCGTCATCGCGGCCGTTCTCGATGACGGAGACGCTCCAGTCGGTCCCCGCCAAGGGAGTCGGCGGGGGAGTGGACCCGCCGCCGCCGACAACAAGGCCGTTGGCCTCGACAACCCAATTTCCCATTTGGTTACCCCGCGACGATTGAGAAGAGTGCGCCCTGTGAGGTCAGGGTCAGAGAGCCGACCCACTGGATGGTGTCTCCAGCGTAGGGCGAGATAGTGACCGTGTGGACGTCGTTCGTGATCTTGATGATCTTCAGACGGCGGCCGTTGAAGCTGGCTGCCGTGGGGAGATAGACTGTGAACGAACCGCCCGAGGTGTTGCAGTAAATGATCTGGTCGTCCGGTTGAACGGTATAGTTGGCCGAAACGGTGATCTGCCGCTCGGCCGTGAACTCGCCCTGGACGAACAGCTCGCGCGTTGGGTTGAGCGTGCGGATCGACTCGCGGTCGTTGTCGCCCACGGAGGCGACTTCCACGTACAGCGTGACGTGGTCGAGGTTCTCGACGGGAATGTCCATCTCGAACACCGCGGCGGGATCCGAATTGTCGATGAGCGTGGAATCCTGGGTGATCCAGTAGCCAGGCTCGACCACCAGGACCAGCGCGTCAGGGTCCGGCGTGATGATCCAGTCGCCCTCGATGTACCACTTGGTCGAGGTCGCGGCCTTGACGCGATACCTCCACCCGGCCTTGGGGAAGAACAGCTCCTTGCCGACTTCTTCGGCCGGATCGAGGCCCGTCCCTCCCGTGAGCGCGTTGACGAGGTTCGCGTCCTGGATGTAGTTGCCGGTCCCATCCGAACCGGCGATCGGCCGGAAGCGCGCGGTGAAGACGTCACCAGGAACGATGCCGGCGGCCAGGGGATCAGGCGAGACGGTGAAGACGTTGCCCGCTTGGGAGATGACGCGGAACTCCTTCACCGGCACGAAAGTCTCCACCCCCGGCGCCCGAGAGAGGAGAGCGAAGCGGTAGTTGGTCCACGTCTCCGAACCGGCCCCGGGAATCGTGAGAGTCCCCGTGCCGACGGCAGAGCAAGCCTGCCCCCAGGCGCCCGAGTGGATCACATGGCCCACCCGTGCGCGGAGCTTGCGCAGCTCCACATCCGGCGCCCCACGGGTCCGCAGCAGGTAGTCCGTGACGGTCACCGAGGACGGTGTACCCGCGACGTCCTTCTGCCAGTGGAGCGTGTTGCGGTCGGTGGACATGAAGACCGAGCAGCCCGAGGTGTCCGGATCCCACAGCAGGATGTCGAGCGACACCGTCGCCGTGGTGCCCGAGGGGACGTCGATATATGACACCTCGCTCAGTGCGCCGAGAGCGCCTGAAGCGTCCTTGGGGCACACAGCGATGAAGTAGCGGACCCCGCCATTGACGGTCCCGCCTGTGGGGCTGGTGCGCGCTTGCGGCTTGACCATCGGCACCGAGAGATTGGCGCAATGGTTGACCGGCCGTTTGCCCTTGATGCCGATGCGAGCCAAGCGCTCCCGGCTCTTGCCGTAGGCGTACCATTGGCGGATGCCGAACTGGTACTCCGTGGGCGCCCAGGTGACGTCGCTCCCAGGCTCCTCGTAGGGCATCCACGGCGCCGGAGGGCGGCCGGTGGATTGCCGGTTCTGAAGCGAGTAGAGGCCGGTCCCCTCCTGCCCGAAGGCATCGGTGTACCAGATGTCGTAGATCCGCCGGACGGTGAGCGTCGACCGCTCCATGTTGGCGTAGCACTGGATCGCTTCGACGCGGCAGAGGATGTTGCTCAGGCCCCGGCTGTCCTTGTTGACCAGCACCAGGTGCCCGATGTGCAGATGAGCGGCCTTGATCGACGTCTGGAACTCGTAGACGTCGGAGCCGTCGGTATCCTGCCGGTCGTTGCCCCGGTGCATCTTGGCGTGCTGGAGCGACAGAACCCGCTTGGCCTGGTCGAAGTTGTCGATGCCGAGGATCGGAAGGCCGCCGCTGACTTCCTGACCGGCGCGATAGAGATCGTCGGCGTCGGTCACCGTGAGGGTGTCTTCCACCCAGAGGTTGTTCCGGTCGGCGAACTTCACCGTCAGCTTGTTCGGAGCTGAGGCGATGTCCCGAGGGAGGATCTTGAAGCTCGACGTCCCGTCGCGGTTGGTGACGTAATCCGACTCGGTGAAGCAGTACGCGACGTAGCCGTTCGCAGCGGAGCCGGCCGAGTCCATCGAGACAACGGCCGAGTTGTAGTTCGAGCCGGTCACGGTGGAGGGTTGCTGTTCGGCCAGCGTGTGCTCGATGAAGACGGTCAGCAGGCCCGTGATGGTGTCGGGCAGCAAGATGGCGTTGAAGGACGTGCGGAGTCCACGGACGACGTCGGCCGCCGAAGTCGGCTGGTCGATGACGAGCGACGCCGTGAAGCGTTTCTGCGAGACGGTGGAGCCGCTCGCGTCCTTGGCGTCGATCATCTCGTCGCAATAGGCCGCCGCGTCCATGAAGCTCTGGATGTCCAGGTCGTCGTAGCTCCAGTTGGAACGGTGGAGCACGTCGAGCAGCAGCCACGAGGGATTGTCGGACCACTGCATCGCGTAGGTCACCGGATCGGAGTAGACCCGCACGGACTGTCCGCGCATGAGGACGCTCACCCGAGGCTTCGAGTTCGACGCCGCGACGTTGTTGAAGACGACGATCGAGATCGCGACCTGAGAGCCGTAAGGGTCGCCCTTGCCGTCCCATCCGAGATCATCGTTGGCGAAGCCGTCGCGGTGGCCCGGGTTGATCCAGTTCCAGCGGAACAGCTTGTCGGCGCCAGGCGCCAGGTGGAACGGGATGTCGTAGCCGTTGACGAGGACGCGCTCGATCGCGCCGGGATCGACACCGCGGGTGCCGTCCACCTCGCCGAAGCCGAGCACGCACTCGAAGCGGGTCGAGTTGCCGTCGCCCTGGATGTTGGTGATGACCGGCGTCACCCATCCTTTGCCGAGAGTGATCGGGACATAGCTCTGGTACTTGTCGTCGGTCGAGCTGTTGTCGCCCTCGATGTCTTTGCCCTGGAGGTAGCTCTTGGACTTCCAATGAGCCGGCGGATCCCACTGCCAGCCGCCGAAGCGCAGCGAGTTGGCATTGGTCGCGCAGTTCTCTTTCGTGTGCTCGCAGCTCGTGAAAGAGGGATTGGTCACACCGCAGGGGAAGAAGCGCGACTCCGGCCACACGGCGAGCGCCTTCTGTTCAGTGGTCGCGGGGAACGGGTAAGGACAGCGACGCGAGCCCTTGAAGCTCGGCAAGGTGACCTTGCTCATGTTGAGCATGGACACCGCGGAGAGGACGATCTCGCTCTCTTGGACTTCCGGCCGCCCGCAGATGCCGACGAACGGCAGCCGGGAGTTCGACGAGAAGTTCGCCGTGCCGACTTCCCAGAGCACCAGGCGGCATTTCATCCGCGCGCCCTTGGCGCCCTTCGCGGCGATCCAGTTGGTGTAGACCCAGGAGTCTGCATCAGCGATGTGCAGGGTGACGTGCGGGATCACGTCGATGCCGCCGTCGGCGAGCGCCTGGATCTGCCCCAGGTCTTCCGAAGACAGGCGGCCGAAGTAGTCGAAGCCGCCGAATTGCGTTCCGCCCTCGGCGCTCGCGAGGTTGTGGGTGCTCAACCGCAGGATGGAGCCGTCGAGGAATTCGATGTCGGCGAGCACGAGCGGCTGGTACGTGACGGCCAGCTCTTTCGCGGATTCGATCGTTCCGACAGGCATTAGGGCTTGAACTCCTCAATGAGCACGGTCATGCGGTTTTGGTTTGGGCCGACGTAGGTCCACTGAAGCTCCTGGTTGCCGAAGCGGCAGTTGGCGTATGAGTCGCCGGTCCACGGGTCCACGAAGGTGAAGGACTTCAGCGAGCCGTCGCGGTCGGCGTAGAAGCTCAGGATGCTGTCGCGCTCGGAGTCGGTGATCGCGGGATACTCGAGCGGCCAACGCCGCAGCGGGCTGGCCCAGTTGTACCCGGTGTAGCGCAGGCCGTTGTCCATGTCGTTCACGCGCGTGGAGAAGCGGACCTTCCCGGTCGCGGGGAACTGGACCAGGACCCCGCCGTTGATCGCCGGGTACGTGGGCATGGATCACCTCGGTGCGAATTGGGAGCGGAGGACGACGCGCGCCTTCCACATCTCGTTGCAGTCGGAACAGTTCGCCTTGGGCGCCTTCTCGGCCTTGTAAGCCGGGTGCTTGGCACAGCCGGAGTTGATCGCCCGCAGCAGCTTGAGCCGCTCGGACTGCGGCAGATTTCGGTTCATGGTCTGGCCTGTCGAATTGGAATGGTCATCGTGAACTGCCCCTCGGCGCGCTCCTCCCAGGTCAGCTCGTCGTCGACGAACATCAGGTGGGAGTAGGTCGTCCCGGCGATGGTGATGTCCCAGGTCGCGTCATAGCGGCCCTTCATCGACGAGAAGAGGGTCAGGACCGCCTGGACGTCGGCCCAGGTGATCTCGGAGAGCTGGAGCGTGAACTTGCTCGTGGGGACGTGCGCCTTCCAGCGTTGCTCCTTGCCGTCCTCGAATTGGAGAACGGCCGCTGGCCGGCTGATCGACTGGGTCAGCGGGTAAAGAACCGTGGACCCAGTCGAGAGAGTCGGGAAGCTAGCCATATCACCTCGGGCGAACTACTTGCTGGATTTCGTTGCGCACTTCATGTGACCGCCGGATAGCGGTCTGAAGCGCGGTCCCGATGTCGTCGGCGCGGTCGATGATGCTCTTGGAGTCCATCGCGCTTACCGGCACGGTGACGTTGATCGTGGTCTTGCTCGCCGGATACGACCGCAGGCGGCCCGTATAGTCGTGGTCCGTGAGATTGCCGTAAATGTCCAGCTCGCGGGTGGTGGACGTCGCGTCAGTGAACCGTCGTTTATCGAGCAAGTCGTTGATGAAGTTCGCGCGCTCCTCCTTGGGGTCGCCAAAGAGCTTGGACGCGACGGTCGCAACGGTCGCAAGGACCGCAATGACGGCCTTGCTCACCGGCTCCGGATCGAGAGCCGCAGCGGCCCACGCACCAGAGGCAACCGCGCTGGAGATGCCGCGCCCGCCGCCCTGCTGGATGCCGCCGGAGATGCCCTCGTAGGCGCCGATGCCGACTCCAGCGAGTCCGGCCGCAGCTCCGACGCGAGCCGCAGTCGAAGGCGGCCCGCCGAACGCCGTGGTCGCACGCCCAGGCCCGGTCTGGATGGAGCTGTCCTGGCCCATGATGGTCCGGAAGACGTTCGCGCCCGCGATGATCGAGCCTGCGCCCGCAGCGAAGCCTCCGATCGCGGCCTTCCAGCCCGAGGCTGAAGCGGGAGAGATCCCAGGCAGCCCGAACAGAGGCGT